TCCAGACGGTAGTTCCAAGGAGCACCGAGGCTGTTGGTCTTGGTGCCAGAGGTGTCGGAGTCCAGTGCAAACACACCTGCAACATAGTTGTTGTTGCAATTGGTTACCACGTAAAGGTCAGAGTGGTGGAAGAAGAAGTGCTCCACTTCGCAGGGCATGTCCCAGGTGAACCAGGATGCCAGGACCCTGTTACCCCCGTTTGAGAAGTACTTGAATAGGTACATCTTCTTAGGATCTGATGCACTCAGGAAGATGATCAAGTGGGCATCAGGGGAGCAATCGACCAAGCGGAGGTCAGAGGGGATCAGGTTAGGGTTGGTCTTACTGAGATCAGCTGTCTGAGGCTTACGGTTGGCAGATGGGATAGACATCTCCGTTACCGTTGAGTAGCTCTGGTTCAGATCACAGAAGACAATAGACTCACCTGTATCGACTGGCTCGATGTTTGGGTTTGTGCTGAAGGTGCTGTAGCGCTTCACCGATGCAGTGGAGGCTGAGAATTGCTCAGCACCTGTCTCCACGTTCAGGATGAACTGAGCATGCTCGGAGAAGATAACCAGGCCACCTTGGTCAGGGATAGCGTACTTCAGCTTCACAGGGCGTAGTGAGCCACAGGCCAGGTCCACAGCATCAGCATCTGTAGCAACCAGGGCAGAATTCCTGAAGAAATTGAAGAAACTACCTGGCTGAGAGGCTAGTACATTACCCTCTGAAAGTAGAATCAAACGATTCTTGTAGAAAGTAATACCAGAGATGGTGTAGCCATTGAAGCTGGGCCAGGGGTTTGTCTCCAGGTCACCCACACGACGCTCCACCCAGTAGAGATCCTCTCCAGCTTTGTCAGCCTCGTTCAGGGATCTGAAGGTGAAGGTATCGTCGGCTTCATGGATCACCACGTGTGGCATGGTGTCAGGATCTAGGTAGACCAGTTCACCTGGCTTGACTGTCTCCTCCCATACACCAGCACCGTACTTCTCGTCACCGTCCACGATGAACTTGACGTAGTAGTCATCAACGATGTCACCTTCCAGGTTGGCCACCTTGAATACAAAGCCGTCTTCACAGCGGACAGGGAGGCGAGACACGTTAGGCACTGAGCCTTTGTATGCGGTGATGGCTGATCCAGAAACTCCACCGTCAGCATCGACAGTGAAGTCACGGATCTCTGTACCGACAGTGGCTACATCAATGGTGAAGCCAGAGCCTGTACCACCGATCTCAGTGTTGGCAATGGTCAGCAGGGTGTCTGTAGCTTTGTAGCCATACCCAGCATCTTTGACCGTTACAGTGGTTACTACACCTCCAGCTACTGTGATGTCAACCTTGTTCAGTGATCCAGAACCACCAGTAAGGACTACGTCCGTGTAGGTTCCATCTGTGTAGCCAGAGCCAGCTACAAGGTTGTCGAAGGTCAGGATACCACCAGCCTTGGGGCGCAGGGTGAATCCATTACCAACGGCTGCTCCAGTCCATCCTGGTGGTAGTGCGGTGATGATCCCCGTTATGGTCCCTTGGATCGAGATGTTACCCGTTGCAGGGGTTGTGTATGTGTAGGCGTTGTTATTGATGTAGACGTTGTACTTGGTATCGTAGCCAACACCATTCACTTGGATGAAGGCTTCAGGATCCCGAACAGTAGAGGTGGTACTCAGGGTTCCCGTAACCTTGGTGCGGTTAAGAACGAAGTTGTAATCGTTGACCTGTAGAACATCAAAGTCCTCCCGAGCTACACCAGCGATGTAGGCTTTAGCTTGGGTTGTTGGTGTGTTGACTGTCTTCTCTACACCAGTCTGGGCATCCCATATTCTGAGTTCCCCTGCTGCTGAGAACTGACCGAAGAACTTCTCAGTGGAAGTCTCTACGATGTTAAACCAAACTCCATCACTGGAAGCGTTAGCCAGCTGATCCACCAAACGCATTCCTGGTCTGCGCTTCAAGCCAAAGGTAATGTCAGGCAGATAGTTATTACACACTACTGCCTGGCCTGGCTGCTTCAGTGAATCTGGCTGTTGGCTAACACCTCCAAGAAACGATGGAATACGTTGAGCAATAGCTCCCATTTCTATCTCCTGAGTGAGTGATTAGGCATGTAGGTGTAGATAGGATTCCTACCATCCTTTGTTCCGAATATGTTCGCGTTAGCGGTGCGAGTATCGTACTCAATACAGGCTGCACGTAGCAGCTGCTCATCCTGTACAATAAGCTCATAGGTCTCCTTGGACCCCACATAACGCGCTTGGAAGTTACGTCCAGCACGAGCTGTCACATACTCCTTGAATGGTTGTGGCATGTCCTCGAAGTCAACAAGCCACACTACATCGCACTTGATCTGCTCATCGAACTGGTACACATGGTTACGCTTGTCGTAGACCTTGCCTTCACGTACCACCAGCTGGTAGTCGTTGTAGTGCTCTTCTAGGTTGGCCTCGAAGTAGAGCAGGTTGCTTGGTATGAGTATCTCTTTAGTGATTGAGTCAGGGGTAAATGGATACTTCAGCTCTGTGTTGAAGTCCCAGCCTTCAGACAGGACACTACGTGTTACCTCCTCTAGGATGGAGAGGGCACCGTAGATCTCTGGGTTGTCGTTATCAATAGTGTTTACTGCTGCGGCACCGATGTACGACAACATCTGGTTGACAGCATCAAGCTTGGTTGTCATGGGATTAAAGGAGGTATGCCCCGGTCTGGGGGCAAGCATAAAAAAAAGGGGGCAGCCGAAGCCACCCCCTTAGGATCAGGCCAGATTGCGGAGAGCGCCAGCAACGGACACGCGGACAGAGCCGCAACCCATTGCAAGACGACCCACGATCATGGAGCCTTGGTATTGAACGTTGAAGTCACCGCTGGTGGTCTGAATGCTGGGGCCGATGGCCTCGACAGTAGCAGCAGCATCACGGTGGAAGATGAGACCACAAGCGTTGGCGAAGTCGGTGGCGTCACCGTAGCCATTCTTCTCGTTGGTATCATCATTGTCCTCGATAGCAGTACCAGTGGAGGTACCATACTTGCCGAGGAACGGGATGTTGTTGGACTTATAGATCTTGATACCGGCGATCTCATACAGACCTTCACCGGAGTTCAGCGAACCCTGGGTGGTCGTACCGATGTCACGGTTCAGGATGTTGGTGTCCACGCTGGAGATCAGGCTGTAGTACTGACGTGGGGACAGCACTGCAACACGACCTTCCTGGGGAGCAGAACGCTCGTCAAGCACAGCAGCAGCTTCGAAGAAGCCGTCCACAATTGCCTGTGCGTTGTACTCGTTACCAACACCGATGTTGATCTGGAAGCCACCGGGCTCACCAGTCACAGAAGCGGACTCGGCAGAAGCAAGATCGAGGGTGCGGAACACACGGCGATCATAGTGCTGAGCCAGCTGGTAACCGATCTGGCGGCTGATAGGACCACGCAGATCGTAGTGGGAGAGGATCTCTTCCAGGTCATACAGGAAGGCACTGGACACCAGGAGCTGGTCCATGGTGATCGTGGTCTCTGCCACTGGGGGCTCACCCGCAGTACCCAGAATGGGGGTACCAGGAGTGTGGTAGCCAGAGCTCATGGCTCCGGTGTGAATGAACTGAGTCTCCTTCTGACCGCGCAGGGTGCGGTTCATCACCAGACCCTTGGAGATCAGGTTGTTGCGGAAGGACTCATATACTTCTCCGCTGAACAGTTTCAGAAATAACGCGCGCTCGTCACCGGCGCCGTTAATCTGACCCGGTCTCGTCAGATTCACATTAGTCATTGTTCTAGATTTAAGACAAGGTTTACGTTTGAGGCAAAGACTTGTCCCTAGGGGTCACTATTTAGAAACGTTTCGTTGATCAGTCAAGGTATTCAATTGTAAGGTAAAACCTTTCATTGAGGGTATCCTTTTCGGGCCTCTTGCAAGGGCCAGTTTTTAACGAGCATAGCGGCTCAATAACAAGAGGGGGAATCGAATCCCCCTTTGACCGTTTAGATCAAGTCACCAGACCTTGCTAGCTTTGCTTCTACATCCAAGCGGTATGCTGGATCCTCGTTGTAGCGTGGATCACGGATAGCTGCTGCCAGTTCAGCATGCGAGCGGAATCCCGGTTCAGGTGCTGGCGCACGTCCTCCAGAATAGCGCTTACCTTGGTTGCCATTAGCTTCAGAGTACTTGGCCTTGAGGCCTTGTACTGCCCAGTATGCGGCGTCAAGGTTGCCGCTGTTGACGACTGAATCGTAAGCTCCAATTTCTTCTGCAGAGAGATTCTCAGCAGCCCATTGGGTCATCTCCGTGTAGGCTTGCTGACCGCCTACCGATTGGTAGATACGCTGAACCTCGGCGTTTGACACCTGAGTTTGTTCAGCTTGACCACGGGTCTCTGAGATGTACTTTGCCCAGGTCTCAACGAGCGTGCGGGAGTCAAGCTCCGACAGCGCGTCAAGAGTCTCAGGTGTAATTGCTCCACCTTCATCGAACTCCTGGGCAGCCTTCTCCAGACCACGACGGACTAGATCTACTTCTACCTCTTCAGCCTGCTCTTCAGCGGGGGCCTCTTCTTCTTCAGCGGGTGCTTCAGTCTTCTCACCAAGCTTCTTCTCCAGCTCCTTGTAAGCACGCTCCAGCTCTTCGGCTGACTTGTACTTACCGGCATAGCGGACCTGCTCTTCTTGATCCTTGCGGGCTGACTCGAACTTAGCGCGGGAGATGTCCTCCTCTGCTTGAGCGAGCCGCTCGCCTTCTTGAAGAGCACGAGCTTCGGCTTCCTTTACCGCCTGGTCATCTTCAGACGGATCGTAGAATGTGGATGTGTTTGACATGTTCAGTGAGTTACGGTGCGAACGCCTCCGAAGGTTGGCTTGACCTTGTCGGCTGGCTTGTACTTACGTTGCTTGGGGGAGAGAACTTCTGGCTTCTTCTCCTCCTTCACCTCTGGTTCCGGGAGGCTAGCCGGCGGCTCCACCCTGAGGGGTGGCTTCTTGCGGGGTGCTGTCATTTATCTGATCGAGAATTCCTGGGTTCTTAGAGGGGTCCATAACGGGACTACCTGCCAGCTGTCCAGCTTGATCCATAAGGGACTGCTGCTGTGCTGCTTGCTGGGCTGCCTGCTGCTCCTGCTGACGCTCTTCTTCAGTCTTGATCAGGCTAAGCTGATCGATTCCTGAGGCGGTAGCAAGACGCTTGGTGAACTCCTCGAGATTAACAAAGGCTGGGATCTTATCAGGACCAATGGTCTGGCCCAGAGTCTGGATGAATCCAGTCAGGGCTTGAAGGTCCTGGCCACGGCCAACACCGGACAGACCGGCTATGACAGTGGGGAACACAAGATCCTTGGGCAGCTTCGGTAGTTCCTTCTTGCGTTGGAGTTCCGAGAGCTTACGGTTGAGATAAGGTGTAAGCAGCTCAATGGTGAGGCTGCTGTAGATACCACCCAGCTGCTCATCCAGCTCAGACTTGGTGGAGCGGATCTCTTCTGCGGTAGTCCGCTCAGAGTCACGCACGTTCAGGCTGAGGAATGCATCGCTGAGGCGTTGCGTCAACATGTTGATCATGTCGTACGCTGTCTTGAAGTCAGCCGTCTTACCGACTTGTACAACTCCAACTTCATCAGGGCGGCCCTGAATGACGGAGCCGTTGTGGGCTTCGGCCAGCTGCTTCGGCTTGGTTGTGGAGCTGGGGCTAACGAGGAAGACGACCTTGGATGCAGCACTGCTGCCTTCCACGATCGACTGCATCAAGCTATCCAGGGAGCGGAGATCACCAAGGAACTCCTCCACACGTCCACGTCCATAGCTCTCACCGTCTACCATCTGGAACCGCAGAGGGATCCAGGGTGAGCTGTTCTTGGGAGCGCTGCTCTCTGTACCGGGTAGCATCTTATCATCTACCTCTTGGTGCCAGACCCAGCGACCATTCTCTAGAGTCACCCATGTGTAGACGGCGGCCTGGTCAAGGTCTGGGTTGATGACAAGATCACCTGTGACGTTACCGCCACCACCTTCACCGACATGGTTGCCGGGCATCATGTCACCGCCACGCTGAAACTCATCAGGCAGGGTTTCACGGGGCACAGCCTCGAGTGTAACGATCTCAATGACGTTACCATCGCCATCTCTGTTCACTACATAGCGGTCAATGGGGTACAACTTAAGACCCTTTGACCCCATGAAAACCAGGGCATTGCCGCATGTGACCAGATGACGCATGGCCTGTGAGATGATCACACGGTCAGCTGTCTCTGCAATGTTCTGCATGACCACGCGCTCCATCTTGGAGAGCACTTGATCGATCTCAGAACGAGCCTTCATATCCAGATCAGGATCCTTGGCCAGCTGGCCGTCGTTGATCTGTAGCTTGAAGAAGGTTTGGTTGATTGGGAATAAGGCCAGCATCAGTTTGCTAGCCATTACGTTTACGCCTTTAGCGCCCACTGATTGCCACGGTGTTGGGAGGTA